AGAGCCAATGAGCGTACAGTTCACGCGGCAATCATGGATGTATTGAACTACGGCGGCGATAGCAACCCTGGTGCATTAGCACAAGATGTTGCCCGTGCAGTCAAGCGTGATATTGAGCAAGGTGTGGCGGAAGAGTGGAGCAAAAAGTATAAATCCAGTATCAACTGTAGTCATCCAAAAGGCTTTAGTCAAAAAGCGCATTGTGCCGGTAAGAAGAAGCATAATGAGAGTGTTGACAGTGTTATGGAAATGACATGCCCCGATTGCGGTATGTGCCAAACACACGGCAATTTGAATGAGATTGCAAAAGGTGCTAAGGATTCAAACGGTTTTACCAAATGCTGGCCAGGACACCGCGCTGCTGGTACCAAGAAGGGCAAGAATGGTGGACAGGTAAGAAACTGTGTGCCTAATGAAGCCGCTAATCCAGCACAACAGGCTGCAATAGCCATTGCCATGAAAAAGGCTGGGAAGAAGCCAAAAAGTGAAAGTGTGACAGAAGATTTTAATTCTACCACATGTCCTAAACACGGTACTTATGAGTTTTATGGGCGCCATGTCCCACCCTGCCCAAAGTGCGGTTATCCGGAATTAAAGTCACGAGAAGAATATTACAAGTCAATGGGTGTATCACACAAAGACGATAAAGAGCAAGGTGTGGCGGAAGGCATGGATCCTGACCAGCGAGCAAGATTAGATGACTTAATTGATCAATATAGAACTGCATCTGATCCGGAAGCATACTACGGTCTTAATGATGAATATGGTGACCCCGACGAAATCATTGGTCAGATAAGACAAGAGTTTGGTGACAACATTGCCAGCAAGGTGGAAGCAGGCACCGACAAGATGCATTACCCTCGTCAAGGTCACTCTCAATCGTATGATAGATTAAGTCAAAAAGATCCGGTGGATAGAACTACCAAAGGTGGTAAGATGTTTAAGCAAGATAGTGATTTTAGAAAAAATAACATCGCTGCTAAATTTCGAGTGAATGGTAAAAAAGGACCACTTCCACTGCCAGAAGGTGATGCTTATATGATGGAACTTGCGGCAAAATTGGCAGAAAAGATTCCTAAGAATGCGCCAGTTGATGTTTATATTAAAGATTTCGAACGGTCCAATGCTCCGCAATTCAAGGGCAAGAGCATGGAAAAACGTAGACAAATGGCAGTGGCTGCAAGCTACGGTGCTAAAAATCCTAGCAAGAAAAAGTAATGAAATTTGTAGAGTTTACTGAAAAAGATTATAAGATACACGATCGAAAACATCTCGATCAGTATCTTGTAAAACTTTGCAGACTAGTTTTTGAAGGCAAACAATCTGATCCAGATCAGTATGGAATGGTTGCGGCCTGTATATTAGATCCTGATCACAATGTAGTCTACGGTATCAACACTGCCAAGGGTGACGGAACTCGTAGGCACGCTGAACGAGTGGCAGTGGACAACTATGTTGAACAGTATGGAGAAGTTCCAGAAGGCAGCATTATCATTACTACGCTAAGTCCTTGTAATGAAGATGATACCGATATGGCCAATGAACGATATGGCGAAAGTTGTACTGATCTCATCAACGATAGTTTGGTTAGAAAAGTGTATTGTGGATACATAGATCCTACCCAACATAATGAGCATAATTTGTATACATTAGAAGAAACCGACAATACGGATATCAAGCATCTATGCAAACGATATGCTGATACATTTTTAAAAAAAGATATTGAAGAAAACTTTGCCGACGGTAAGCATCCGGGACGCAAAGGCCTTGCCAAACGTAGTGGAGTAAATACCAAAGCAAGTGTAAGCAGTTTACGAAACACTGCCAAACACTCATCAGGTGAAAAACAACGCATGGCACATTGGCTGGCCAATATGAAAGCCGGACAAGCTAAAAAGAACAAATAAACTTTGACTAATCTCTATGTTTAGCTTATAATAGTAAACAAGGAGATTTATATGAGCAAAGCATTTGGTGCGCCCGAACAGGCCAAAATTAAACAGATCGTAGCGGAAGGTATGACCGTCATGCAAGAAATAGCAGACCTTACCGAAGGCCTTAATGATACCATTAAAGCAGTGGCAGAAGAACTGGAAGTAAAACCTAGTGTAATTAAAAAAGCAATTCGTATTGCGCAAAAAGATCAATGGGATAGTGTATACCGCGAGTTTGATGATTTGGAGACTATCGTTGATATTTCGGGACATTCACATCGTCGCACCGATGAATGAAATCGTAACCAACATCGTTAAATGGATTAAAGATGACTATCGAGCATACCCTCTTCGTTTTATCATTGAAACTACAGCTTGGGCATTATCGATCTCGTGTGCGGTTGTTATGGCGCTCACGGTTCCTACTCCGCCTCTTATCATACTGTATCCTATTTTTATCAGCCAGTGTTGTATGTATGGCTGGGCTGCTTATAGCCGTAAATCTTTTGGAATGTTATCTAACTACTTATTGCTAGTTACAATTGATAGTATTGGCTTATTTAGAATGATAAGTAATTGATAGAAAGGCAAGATTGGCCATAATCAATCATCCAGGTATGTGTAAGCCGCAAATTACATAAGGAGGAAAAATATGAGTTATGTAGACGCACGATGGGATCGTGAGAAGGACATTATCTATGTTGTTGAACGAGATCCTAAAAAAGGTAGACTCTATCAAGAGTTTCCTGCCAAATATCTGTTTTATTATCCAGATCAAAGAGGCAAATTCAAATCAATTCACGGAGAAAGTCTTAGCAAAGTGACAGCACGTAGCTGGAAAGAATTTGTTAAGGAACAACGTATACACAGCGATCATAAATTATACGAAAGTGATATCAACGCAGTGTTTCGAAGTCTAGAAGAAAATTATCTAGGTCGAGATGCTCCGAAACTAAATGTAGCGTTTTTTGACATTGAGGTGGACTTTGATCCAGAACGTGGCTATAGCACTCCAGAAGATGCTTTCATGCCAATCACCGCGATCGCTGTTCACCTACAATGGTTAGACACACTGGTATGTCTTGCTGTTCCGCCAAAGACCTTGACCATGGATCAGGCAACTGAACAGGTTAAAGATTTTCCTAATACTATCTTGTTTGAAACAGAAGCAGAAATGCTAGACATGTTTCTCAATCTAATTGAAGATGCCGACGTATTAAGTGGCTGGAACAGCGAAGGATACGATATTCCTTATACTGTTAATCGTATCACTAAAGCATTGAGTAAAGAAGATACACGCAGAATGTGCTTGTGGGGTCAGATGCCCAAGAAACGAGAGTATGAGAAATATGGAAAAAAGGCTATTACTTATGACCTCATTGGTCGTGTTCATCTGGACAGTCTCGAACTGTACCGCAAGTACACCTATGAAGAACGTCACTCATACAGACTGGATGCTATTGGAGAGATGGAGGTAGGCGAAAGTAAAACTGTTTACGAAGGTACGCTAGATCAACTTTACAATAATGACTTTCGTAAGTTTATCGAATACAACAGACAGGATACTGCTCTGCTAGATAAGTTAGACAAAAAGTTAAAGTTTATCGATTTAGCAAATTCAATTGCTCACGAAAATACAGTATTGCTACAAACCACAATGGGTGCTGTGGCTGTAACTGAGCAAGCGATTGTGATCGAAGCACATCACCGGGGAATGATTGTTCCGAGTCGTCCAAGACGCGATGAAGATGAGAATACTCAGGCAGCAGGTGCTTATGTAGCTTATCCTAAAAAAGGACTACATGATTGGATCGGATCGATGGATATTAATAGTTTGTATCCAAGTGTGATTCGTGCCCTGAATATGGGTCCAGAAACAATCATAGGTCAATTACGACAAGAATATACACAGGCAGAAATTGATGCCAAGATGGCCAAGGGAGATAGCTTCGCAGCAGCGTGGGAAGGTAAATTTGGTGCCAACGAATACGAATTTGTTATGAACAAAGATCGTAGTCATGATATTACCATCGAATGGGAAAACGGCGAGACTGATGTCATGAGTGGAGCACAGATTTACGATCTGATGTTCAATGGCGGTAAACCCTGGATGTTGAGTGCTAATGGCACTATCTTTACACACGAGTTCGAAGGCGTTATTCCAGGTTTGTTAAAGCGTTGGTATGCCGAACGAAAAGACATGCAGAAAAAATTAAAAGAAGCAATTGATGCTGGAAATAAAATTGAAGAAGAATACTGGGATAAACGCCAATTGGTCAAGAAGATTTTGCTTAATAGTCTGTATGGGGCAATTCTCAATGCCGGTTGTAGATTCTTCGACAAACGTATTGGACAGAGTACCACATTAACCGGTCGATCTATCGCTCGTCACATGGCTGGTAAGATTAATGAAGTTATTACTGGCGAATTTAATCATGTGGGCAAGGCAATCATTTATGGTGACACAGACTCTGCATATTTCTCCGCGTATCCCAGTCTAAAAGTTGACATTAATAAAGGAATAATCCCTTGGGATAAAAATACAGTAGTACAACTATATGATACTGTTGCCGCCGAAGTTAACTCAACATTCCCACAGTTTATGAGTGATGCTTTTCATTGTCCAAAAAGCCGAGGAGAAGTTATCCGAGCAGGTCGAGAGTTTGTTGCTGTCAAAGGCATTTACATGACCAAGAAGCGTTATGCTATTTTATATTACGATAAAGATGGCAAAAGACAAGATGTAAATGGTAAAGAAGGCAAGATCAAAGCCATGGGGTTAGATCTGAAACGTAGTGATACTCCCGAATTCATGCAAAACTTTCTTAGTGAAATTTTATCCAAGGTACTTAATGGTACAGGAGAAAAAGAGATCCTTGAAATGATTAGCACATTCAGAACTGAATTTAAAGCCCGCCCAGGTTGGGAAAAAGGTAGTCCAAAACGTGCCAACAACATTGCCGAGTATCAAGAAAAAGAAAAGAAAGCAGGCAAGGCAAATATGCCAGGGCATGTACGTGCTGCTATTAATTGGAATACACTAAAGCGTATGAACGGTGACAAGTATAGCATGGGTATTGTTGATGGTATGAAAGTTATTGTGTGCAAAGTCAAGGCAAATCCCCTGGGCTATACATCGGTAGCGTATCCAGTTGATGAAATGCGATTGCCTAAATGGTTCCAAGAATTACCGTTCGATCACGCCGAAATGGAGACTGTTATTATTAATAATAAACTTGATAATCTTATCGGTGTTCTTGACTGGGATCTTAGTAGCACTACAGAAACTAACACGTTTGGCAAATTATTTGATTTTTGAACAAAATAAATTTGACAAATAATCTAAATCTAAATAAACTATTACAAAGGAAATTAAAATGAAATCAATTCTTCAAGACATCGTGGCACATACAAACAAATTAGGCTTTCTAAATATTGTTAAAATTACAGGCACAGATGAAAAAACATCAATCGATAGTATGGCAGATGACCGTAGCGTTATTATGTTTGCCGAAACTGCCGTTCCGTACGAAGGTATGATCGGTACGTTTGGTATGCCACAATTGGAAAAACTTCGATATCTTCTCGACGGTAAAGAATATCAAGAAGATGCCAAGATTGAAGTAGTAACCGCAGAACGTAACGGCAATACTATTCCAGTAGGATTACATTTTGAAAATAAAGACGGCGATTTTAAAAACGATTATCGTTTTATGAATCAAGAAATTATTAATGAGAAACTAAAGACTGTTAAGTTCCGTGGTGTTACTTGGCATGTTGAAGTTGCCCCAACAGTGAGTGCTGTACAACGTTTTCAATTCCAAGCAGGTGCTAACACCGAGCATACAACATTCTTGGCCAAAACTGACGGCAGCGATCTAAAGTTTGTGTTCGGTGACGCAGGTAGTCACGGTGGCGAATTTACTTTTGCTACAGGTGTTACAGGTAATCTAAATAAAGGATGGACCTGGCCAGTCGCTAGTGTATTAGCTATTCTTAAAATTACCGATGCCAATAATGCTATGTTGAGTTTCTCAAATGATGGCGCAATGCAGATTACACTGGATAGTGGACTTGCAACTTACAAATATATTATTCCAGCCAACGCATGATCAAAGGTCTAGCAAACGGCGCAGGCATTAAGGTGTCAGGAGGTAATACTTCTGTACCATATGTTAATCAGAATCAAGATAATCCCATACAAGGTATGATACGGGTTTGGGGTACTGATTTACAAGTGTTTAACGGAACTAGTTGGCAACATATAAATTCTTCCTATGCAACAGTCGAATTAGATATGGACACGTTAAATCTATTACAATGGGTTAGAAAGAAAAAGATGGAAGAAGAAGTCTTAATATCATTGCCCAGTGACAATCCTGCTGTTAAAATTGCTAGACAGAATGTTAATCGTGCTAAACAAGCACTTGCTCAGGCACAAGAACAATTAAAAATAACAGAGATATTGACTCAAGATGAATAGACCGCCAGTTAACTTAACACCGTTACAGAAAGATTATGCTGTATATTTGCCAGCTATCAGCTCGTTCTACAGCACTTATATTGCTAAACAGCGTCTAGAAGAATTTGTTCCTAAGGATCGTATCCCTGCAGGATTTGACCGTGGCATTGAAGGTATGAACTTTCTTAATGCTGAAGAAGGATATTTTACTTACAAGTACGGCCTATACTCGGCTGGTCACGCACAGTTAGATATTCAGAAAAGTCTGGTACAAGAAAGTATGATCCAAGATCGCGATCATGCCAATACTATGATACTAGGCGACTCCGGTGGATACCAAATTGGTAAAGGTATTCTAAAGTTTGACTGGCAAGACTTTCAAGGCAAGGCTGCTAATAAAACACGCGATGACATTATTGCATGGTTAGAGCTAACTGCCGACTGGTCGATGATGTTGGATGTACCAATTTGGGCATGTGATAAAAATAATCAAGCACGAACTGGATTAACTAGCCCAGATGATTGTTTACAGAAAACTCGATTCAATAACGAATACTTTTTAACAAATCGTCTTGGTAAGACCAAATGGTTAAATGTGTTACAAGGAAGTGATTGGCATAGCGCACAGACATGGTATGAAGGTGTCAAGGAATTTAGTGATCCTGCTGTCTGGGGTGACAAGGCAGCAGAAGGTTGGGCCATGGGTGGTGTCAATATGAGCAAGATGGACATTACACTAAAGCGCCTCATGATCATGCGCGAAGAAGGAATGCTTACAGGCAAGAACTGGATTCATTTTTTGGGCACAGCACAACTAGACTGGGCTTGCTATCTTACATCAATTCAACGACAACTAAGGAAACATATCAATGAAGAAGTTACCATATCTTTTGACTGCGCCTCACCATTTGTCGCAACAGCACACGGACTCGTCTACACAAACGCAATCCACACAGCAAAAAAGTTCAGTGTTGTTATGGAAAAAGCCCCAGACAACAAAACACTCGCAGGAAGTGATATACCGTTCCCGTTTGAAAGCGAAATTGGCCGCAGGCTCGTAATGGGTGATATTTGTTATTACGACATTGGTGTACGTAAAACAGATGCCGAATTAGGTTTAGATAAAAAAGGTAATCAAATTAAGTTTGATCACCTTAACACTGAACATTATAATGTTGTTCCTAAACTCAATAAGTTAGGCAAAATCCCTAATAAAACTTCCTGGGATAGCTTTGCATATTCTTTATACATGGCACATAATGTTTATTGTCATATTGTAGCAGTGCAAAGAGCCAATCAATATGCTGATATTGAATCTACTAGATTTAAACCAGATTGGCGCTCATGGAAAAAACTTAATACCAAGGAATCTGCTAGCGATCAGTTTAGTGAATGGGTTCCTCGCAATGTATTATATTTCGACCAATTTGTAGAAGAATTATTTAATACGAAAACACTGACCGAAGCAATGGCTCTGCTAGAGCATCCAACTGCCAAGGCATTTTTGATTAGCATAGCAGGTGCTCGTAATACCAGTAATGGACAAAATGATAATACATTCGGCGGATTGTTTGATGTAGAAGAGGTGACCAGAGCAGATGAAATAGATTTAAATGATTCCAACGATGTGGAATTACAGAAATTAACTAATGAATTAGGAGAATAAAATGGCAACAACAAAAACCGTAAACAAGCTCAGTGACAAGCTAACCAAAGTAAACGAGAACTTTTCAATCAACATGTACGACAATGGCTTCATGGTTGAAGTCGGTGGTCGTAATAAGAAAGGCGACTATACCAATGCTAAAATCTTGTGTAGCACGTTGGAAGAAGTACAAGCCTTGGTAGCAGAAGCCTGTACCATGGATCGTGATAGTTAAGGAATAACTCATGAGTAACGTCTATCTTGTTAAACCGCTCGAAAAGAAAAGTGTTGTTTACCACGTAGAAATGTATCGCAATAATGCAGACGGTACTATCAGTTGGTTTAATTTAGATGAAACTTATCGTTGGGGACAAGGCTTTATTGAAGAAGATATGGACTGTAACTTGCCGTGGGAAGGTGATGATATTGCCTATACCAAAGCAGACGTAGGTTGGGGTTGCGAGTTTGAAGATAGCTGCGCCTGCTGGTGGGAATTCAGCGATGACATATCTGAAGAAGAACAAGAGCAAATTAAAGAAGCATACTACGACGGTGGTGCCGGTTGGTTGTATGATGGAGAACATGATTGGCAAGAGGAAGATAGTTCTGTACATATCATAGCACCGTATCAAGTTAGTCTCTGCGACAAAGATGGCAACATAATTGAAGAAAATGTTAAATTAGAAACTAGACCGGTTTAATAGCTGGTTGTGTTTTTTTAGAATAAGTGTTATACTAATATTATGAATAGAGATTATATAACAGGCACAGCAGATAATGTACAATTTTTTACAGGTACGGAAGTAGAACATACTCCTGCTTTTGGAAAAAGAACATTGTTTGTAACAGGATTGCATCCAGTAGAAGAAATTGCGGAGAATCTTCAAGGCTGCGAACATATCTTTTTTGGAGCCAACATGAGCTTCAATCCGCAAAGTCCTATCGAGTGGGATCAATGGCAACATATGATTCAATTCTTTTTGGAAAAAGATTATCTATGTTCGTTAGATGTTCCAATGAGTGCAGTTGAAGAATTTAACGATGGTGGATTAAATGAGTATGACAATTTTATTCCACAGATCAGTGTGCGTATTCCTTACATTAAATTGTGGAACTACAACACAATGATCAAAATTGATGACAAAGATTTTAATGCTACCAATCCCGGTGTGTGGACACATAGTCTGCACGATCTCAAAGATCGCAGTAAGTTTACTGACTGGTCTAAATACAAAAACGACAAAATAATCAAATGACTTCAAAAGCTCAAATAGTTAAAATTAAAACTAATTTTAAAGGTATAACTTTGCCTGCTGCGTCATCGGGAAAATCAGGACAAGCATTTGAAAAAATACTTAGCGATTGTGGTAATCCAGTTGATCCAGGACAGTGTGCAGATTATCCCAAATACGAACTAGAAGTTAAAACTAAAGAGCTAACATCTAGATCTGCAAATGTAGTAGGCACAATGTGCATAGATGATATAATTAAGTTTTCTTATGAGACTAGTCCAATTGCAAAAAAGTTCCAGAAACAATTCAGAGTTAAAACAGAAAATTCCGTAATTGTATCTCAAGAAATTTTTAATTTTTCTCAAGAACATATACAACTTTTAATTAAAGAAGCATATGATATTGTTAGAGAAAAAATAATTGCCGGTGATAGAAGCAATTATATTCCTGGTACAAAATACGGATATTTGGAAAAACGAAGAAATACAGAATCATCTTATATGTTTAGAATATCAGTCGGTGCAATGGCATCGTTAGAAACATCTTCAAAATCAACCTTTGGAAACTTATTTTCATATGAATCATGATCTATCAATGATTTGGGTCACCTTCCGTAAAGAAGGTATTCACATGTATCCAGCAGCAGCAACAGATCCTGCACTGGCTACAGGCGACGAATACGATGTCAGTTTCCTCGGAACTCCACATCGACATATTTTCCACTTTCGTGTTTCTATCCAAGTTTTCCAAGATGATAGAGATATTGAATTTATCCAGTTTAAGCGTTGGCTCGAAAAGTGCTACAGTGATGGCACATTAGAGCTCAACCACAAATCCTGCGAAATGATTGCTCGTGAACTTAACACGACAATTGTCGCAAGATATCCTGGTCGCAAGACCACGATTGAAGTAAGTGAGGATGGTGAGAATGGCGCTACCCTTATGTTTAATAACTCTCTTTATCTTTAATAAGAAAACAAAATGGCACAACCTGCTTTTATTCAAAAAACCCTACGTATGAAACCCGAAGTGACACGCATCTTTGACGACCTAGATGCTTGGCTCAATCACTGCCGGTTCAATCTTCTTCCATTCAACGAAAGTGACCTATATCGGTCTACCAACTATCGTCGGTTCCAACAAGAGCAAGAGTATCTTGAACGCAAGGCACGTCGTGAAAGCGAAGGCCGTGCAGAACTAGTTA